GGGGTCAGGCCATCCAGCCCGTATAGATCATCAGCATTGCCACCAGAAGTAGGATTGACTATCTGACCTTTTAACGGAGAATAACCTTCTGTACCGCCCAAATCCCAGGTAACGCCGTTATCTGTGCTCTTCGCAAAATAAATCCCTCTTGCCATATCACCGATGAAGTAGTCGATCATGTAAAGCGCGTAGAGTGTCCCACTGCTGTCAATCAACAGCCGCCCAGCCAGGTTTGGATTGCCTGAGCCTGGTGTTTCAGATCCACTCAATATCTCAAAGGCAGAAGCCCAGGTCGTTGCGCTGGTAGGTCGGTAATAAAGAACAGATTGCGTACCAGAACCATCCTGCCCAACCACGACGATATGTGCGTTGCCGGACGCATCAAACACAATTGACCGGGAAAGTATCGCTCCAGTTGGCCCCCATCCAGAATCAAGAGCATATCTGGTCCAGCTTGCACCTTGATCGCTGGAAACGGCGACATAAGCGCGGTCACTTCCCCAATTTACGTCCCACCCAAGCGCATAAAAGTCACCATTCGGCGCTATTGCCGCATCGACCAGAGACATATCAACGTCATCTGCCTGTTGTTTCGTCCATGAGCCGCCAGATAGCGTCCAGGTGACAAGCGATTCACCCAAAAAAGTACCCATACTTGGGTTGATTTCAGTGGCAGCCTGGATCATGTAGACAGTTTCACCATCTGTTATCAGTGCAACAGGTTCGACACTCTGCTCACCATAGATCATTGGCTGCAGCATTGGCGGATCAAGCAATGCAGCATCATCGCCCAGCGTCCATGACACACCATCGTCATCGGAATAATAATAAATAAGGTAGGTGGGGAAGATATTGCCAGGGATGCCTGACGACTCTTGGTGAGTAGCCATAACAGCATGTGTTCTTCCGTCGTCTGTTTTGACAGTAGACGTTGGGTTAAACCCGAGAAGAACATCAGCAGTCAAGGTTGGGCCAGGTGGTGCACCGGTCGGAGGCGGGAAGTCATAATCAGGTAGCTCATAGAACATGGAGCCATCAAACACCCACCCACTCTGATACGAGCAATTGGTATTTACATCAACCAGCGTGGTCCAGAAACAATTACTCATGCCATCCTCAATACGGGTTATTAGCCACGCCGCCGGCAAGCACAGCAGCAACAAACAAAGTACGACCATCTTTTTCATGGATATTTACTCCGGCCCTTGTGCCGGGTGGCACGCTATAGGTCTGATCTGAATGGTTTTTGAAAGGCAAGGCAGAACAAACGCCTCGTTGCGTCCAGAAAACGACTGGCCCACCTTGAGTGAAGGCTTTGTTGTGCCCAGGTATCACGCCGTAGTCAGCCAGATTTATCAGCACGCCTTCGTCGGTATAAACCTTGATGCTTGATCCCGTACCAATCACCAGTCCACCGGGCACTGACGCCAGCATTTCCACCTTGCCTGGGATCGGCAGGTAGTCTCTGGTGTAGTCGAACAGGTGAAACCAGAACGGCTTGGAATAGAACAGGAAGGTGGTATCGCTTTGTGGGTGATACTCAGCCATCCACAGGCTTGACTGGTGAAACTCGCATAGGTGGGCATTAGCGGGCGGTGGGTAGGTAACGATCTGCTCATCAACCAGAGATAGGGTGCTTGGCGCATCGCCATACCATGCGTAGGTATCGCCCTGGGTTACTTTGTCCAGTGCGTATAGCGTCTCACCATTTACTGAGGACACCCATATCAGAACGTCATAGTCGGCCAGCACCGGCAACATCATCTGAATACCAGAATTATCAGGCAGTTCAATGTATGAGGCCGGACCAGCGCCACCTTCACGACCATTTGCATCTGAAAATGTGCAGGTCACTCGATAGCGACCGGCAGGCAAACTACCCTCGATCGCCACTAAGCCGGGAGCTGGTGCGGTTGGTATGCCAATAGAGTAATGGCGTGTTTCGTCAATCATCCCCTGGGCAGCACCGGCATAAAAAACCATATTGCCGCCTTCGCACCACTGAACTTCCTTGCTTGGAATGTCTGACCGCAGAACCTCAGTCACCAGCGGATCAATCGACACTACGCGCTTTAAGTCACCGTCTTGAATGACATAAAACCGAGATTGGTCCCGAGTTGCATAGGCCGATGTGATACCAGAAAGGCCCAATGACGCACCATAGCCATCCCGCATTTCGACGCCAAACGTATCGTCAATGTCCACGTTTTCTGCCGCGACCATCCATCCATATCCATTCTGGTCTGGCCGGAGCCGAGTCGGGCGCTCACGATTGTTCACACCTTTAAACGCAGCGTATGAGACGGTAGGTTCATTTTTGGGCATATCAGTACCAGTGCTGGTTGGAGCGTGGAGTCACTGCAGCCGACCGCGCCACAAACTCCGTGGCTTGATGGGTTGGCCGTTGTCCATAGATGGAATTGAACAGGCCGAGATATTTTTCAGCCAGTTGATCATCCTTGGTATCGGCATCGTTTTTCAGGTAGGCCCGGTGCAAGATCCAGTACGGCATGTAGTTGCGCATGTGCAGTGGGATTTCGGGTTCATCACTGTTCGCCACCATTTGCGTGACGGGCAGCCGAACTACTGAGATTTTCAGCACACCAGCCGCCAGGGGTGTTGGGTAGGGACGAATCAACCTTTCAGCCTGATCGAACACAAACACGCTGGGTTCGCCGGTCAGCGTTTCCCAATCTGACTGGCTGGCATCCAGTTTGCTTTTGCTTTCCGGGTAAATCCGCTTGTCGTTCCATGTCACGCGGATAATCCGAAGAATGCGCTGGTCTACCGGAAACCATGACCCATCACTGACGGCAAAGGACGTGAGCCCTTCGACGCTGGATGAATCCCGTATGCAACGTGTTCGAATAGCAACCTCCATTGCCGCTTCATTGGCATACGTCGTCAGCTCGTCCGTGCTCCAGAGCAAATTGCTTTCGTCTTGCGATTCAGAAGCATCCTCCAGCAAAGAAAGGTTATCGCTCACGCTCTCAACGGGATCTGGCTTATCGTCGAGAAGGTTTCTCGCTGAATCCAACAGGTCGCACAAGGTTTTAATCATTATCCGTCAATCTCTTTCCAGGCAGCATTGACCAGCTTCACGTCCAGTTCATCGACGCCAAGCGCTTCGGCCACGGCTTTGAGTTTTGGTTTTCCGCCGTCGGTGAAGTGCTCCGGGTTTTCACGATCCAGACCGAATATGGCTTCTTTTACGGCATCCACTGTGACTTCGCTTTCACCAGGCTCTTCGTTATCCGGTTCTTGGTTGTCCACCTGCTTTGGCTTGCTTGCTTTTACCTGCAATTTGCCTTGCACCGGATTGCCGTCTTTATCGACTTCCACCCAAACATCAGGATGACGTAGCAACTGCAATGCAGTCGTGTGTTCTACCGACAAAACAGAGCCATTGCCGGGCCAGTACATATTAGAGCCCGTCACCGTGTCGCGCTTCTCAGGCTTTTTGCCGACGTACATAATCAACTTGTCATCAAATTTCATGGTTTTCCCCTTTGGAGTCAGGGACCGAGATCACCCGGCCCCGACTGGTTGTGTTACTGACCGTTGTAAACGTAATTAACGATCAGTGTCAGAGTGCCGGTAGCAGCATCGCCAATGTTTGATGCAACCAACTCAATACCATCGCCATCGTTGATAGTCAGAGGGCCATTGAAGGTATTAACAGCGGCAGCAGTGCCGGTATCGATACCATCAAACAGACCATCAGGATCATCGGTGCCGTCGCCGTCAGTGAGATAGCGATAACCAATGTCCATTGTCTGTGCATTGCCCATGTCATCAGACTTGGCAACAACAGACATGATGGTGATGGCGCTCGACAAGCGGCCCAGTTTCAGAATGGTTGCAGCGGCATCGGCAGCAAACTCGCCCGTAAATACTTCTGTACAGGCATTGCCGTACTCGCCAGCTTGACGAACTTTGCGGTAGCCCGCAGCTTCTCGTTCAGCCATGATAAAAATCCTCGATTAAATAATGTGATAAAGAAAATGAGGCAGAAGCCCCCTTGTCTTAACTTACAGCCGTGTCCAGCACCATGACGCCGTGATCATTCACACGGTTGTCGGTGCCCTGGAAGCGGATTTTTGCCTTGCCATTCATCCACGCAATGGAGTGCTCCATGACGTTTTTGTGGTCGGTAGGCTCGTCGTTCCAGGAGAAAGGCAGGCTGTTAGAGCCGCTTGCGCCACCGTAGGCATTCGCCAGTGCTTGCGCACCCAACAGAATGGCCCGCTCGACGTTGGTGCCAACCGTATCGGTAGACTCCGTTGCAGCCGCACTGTCGGTGCAGATGGCAACATCAGAGCCGCTATTGAAGCGGATGATATGGCGCTGCTTGCGGATCAGAATGTTGTTCCACATGATGCTGTCACCACGGAATACCGGGTGGTTAAAGTCAGCTTTACGCTGGGCGGCACGGGCCTGCAGGGTGCGATAGTCTGCGCCACTGGTGGACGTGTAAAAGTCATTCCACTGGCGAGGCGTCACAAGCAGGATGTAGAAGGGGTTATCTTCCGAACCGGAATCCTTCTCATACTTGATCGGCTGCAGCGGATAGGCCATTTCGTCCAGAGCCAGACGAAGGTTATCGACTGACGCCAGCGTGAACTTATCTGCGCTGTCCAGGGTAGCGAGACTGGTTGCGTCGCCACCGAAGAAGTGCCGGTCATAAGTCGGCGGCTTGATCGGGTTGACACAGATTTCAGAGAACTCGCTATCGGTTTCCAGTGGAACAAGCCAATCTTCGGCGTTGTTATCGCCGCGGGCACCAGCCAGGTGAACCAGAGAAAGCTGCTCTTCCAGACGACCGTAGTACGGGGTCAAGAGAGAGCGTGCCACTTTCTGCAGATCGTGCATGGTGCGCTGACGCGACATGCGACCACCAGACTCAACCATTGTCCGGCCCTGGTCGATCTTCAAGTCCATGCTGGCGTATCTCAGCGAACCACCTTTACCAGCCAACTTCTTGTCGCCCATGACAGGCTTCATGTTCAACTGGTGGAAAATATCGACGTTGACTTCATCGCCTTGCGACTTGGCCAGGTTGTCGATGCGGACGATGGGAGCGCCAGGGTTGGTTTGCTTGCCTTTGGTTTTGCCTTCCTC